GGCAGCAGTTGCAGATGAAACAGAAGAAGTCATTACTGAGGAGCAACCAGAGGAATTGGTGGTTGAATCAGAAGGTACTGAAGGTGTAGCTGCCAAAATGCTGTCAGTTGAGGAGCATGTTGAGGCATCCAAGGTTGCATTAGATGCTATCTCCAAGATGGTTAATGATATCAAAGCTAAGGCTCCAGAAGCCGATTCTTGTGAAGTATTTAACATCATCTATGACATTGTGTGTAATTTGGATTGTGCACAGTGGTATGAGGATACAGCTATGTGGAACAAGATATGGGATGAAGTCTGGGATGAGACCAATTCACGAGTTGAGAAGTCTAAAGCATTGAAGGTTTCAGGTGAGCGTTCATTTGAAGATAAGATGAAAGCACTTGAACTAGTTGATCCCTCTCTAGCTGATCTAGCCCGTACTGAAAGAGCTAAAGCACTTAAGCTAGAAGCTGAATTGAAGGCGACTGTACGAGCTAAAGCACTCGAAAAAGGTGCAAGTGAATATAAGCGTATCAGTACAGAGGACAACCCCACTGATGCTATCGTTGATGCAATGCTGCATATTGAACAACTGGCACCAGAGCAACATGCAGTAATCGCCAAAGCTTTAGCTGTTGCAGCTAATATCACTATGGCTGGTGATCTGTTCCGAGATACAGGTTCTACTGAGGAGGCTTTACACCTATCCCCAGAAGAGTATGTAGACACCAAGGCTAAGGCATTAGTTGAAGCCAACGGTGGTAATTCTGATGACAAGTCTGCACTAGCTGCTGCTCGTGCGAGTGTCCGTCAAACAGCAGAATTTACTGCTATCTATGGTTAATTATTTATTCCAATAATAATAACTACAAATAATAAATAATACAAGGATAAAATTAATGTCTGAACAAGTAAACAAAGCTAAATCCGTAATCACTGAAAGTGTAGTTCACTATGACCGCCCTCTTTCTGATTACTCAGTTAAAGTAGTTCAAGAAGATACGGAGTTCAAGGCTCGTAGCATCGTTTCTAACTTTAACTCCTCTAAGAAGTCAGATCAATACTACTTCTATGAACCAGCATACTTCATGGTCAACCAAGTTAAAGCTCGTGCTGAAGGCACTGAAGCTTCAATGGCTAAGTATGGTGTAAGCCGTAAGACCTTTACAACTGCTGTATTCGCACTGAAGCAGCCAGTCACCGATGAACAAGTAGCTAACGCTGATATGCCTATTGACCGTGTATATGAAGATGCAACTGCATTCATTACACGCCAGTTCCTGCTTAACAAAGAGAAGGCTCTCGCCACTGCATTCTTAGCTCCTGGTGTATGGGCAACTGACTGGACTGGACAAGATGGCGCTACAGTAAGTGAGCCAGTAGAAGCTGGTGCATTCCAGAAATTCACCAAGGCAACTTCAGCACCTTTGGATGTGCTAGATGCGGCTATGGAGACTATCCAATTGAAGTCTGGTCTGCGTCCTAACACTATGGTTATGCCACGCTCTGTATTTACAGCTATGAAGCGTAACCAAGTGATCAAGACAACCAAACTGTATACCAATGGTAATAGTGGTTCTGATGATGCTGTGCTAGATACTATTGCATCTCACCTTGGCCTGTCACCATCACGTATCTTCGTATTGGATGTAGTTGAACCTGCTGCTGCTGCAACTATTGATGGTGCAACTTATGCCATCACTGTGAACTCAGAAGGTTATGCAACTAATGCCGCTGGTGATACTGATCTAGCTAACCAATTCGTTGGTGGTAATGGTATCCTATTGATGCATGTTGATATGAATTCCAGTGGTCAATACTCTGCTACTGCTGGTGTTTGCTGTCAGTGGACTGGTCTCTACCCTGACGGAGGTGCGTTGGGTAACACAGCTATCAAACGGTATCGTGAAGAGAGTCTAAGCTCTGAGATGATTGAAGGTCAGACTGCGTTCAGCTATCACGTTGTAGCTCCAGCACTTGGTTTGTACCTTGCTGATGTGATCTAAGTTTAAATTAAAAAGGGCAAGATAGGGACATATCCTTGTCTTGCCCTTTTTTCGCAACATGGAGTATTTATGAAAAATTTAAACATTGAGTCACGTATCTTTAACCCGTGGGATGCAAAGTGGTTTGTCCTGTGTGATGACATCTTCATTGGTGGTATGCGTTTGAAGTTCCGTGATCAAGTCCCAACATTTGCCAGTTTATACCACCTTCATGTACATTTCTATAATGGGGTAATTGGTACTGAAGCTGAAATGAAGAGCTTGGTGAGCCCTGTAGAGCTTTCCTTGTCTGACCCTATTAACCCTATTGCTAAGTTTGTAAAATCTCCACAAGAGGTTCCTACACCACTAGAGCTCGATAAAGATCGTGGTGTGTTCGCTATGGAGAATGCCAAACTACTTCTAACTAAAGATGACTTGATTGGATATGCTGCACAGTTTGATATCGAATTAAAGAAGTCTAGTGCAATTAGTATGAAATCTATGCTAGCTACTCTAGAAGAAGAGGCTATTAAGAAAGGGTTACTACCTGCTGAATAACATAAGGAGCACCAATGCCACTTATCACTGATATACCAGAAAGAGATGGCTTGGATGGTGCTGCACAGTTTGCATTGCTCAGGTCTTATTTAAAGGACTTAGTTGTACCTTATAAATTTCCAGATACACTATTGATCCCTCTCCTTGTGGTTGATACAAGAGTCACTGTGTGGAGAAACGTCACAGGAGAGCCTGTAACAGATGTTCCTTGGACATATAACCCATTAAACATACAAGATCCGATCACACGAATTAGGGTGCTTACAGGTGATGTAGATGAGGGTGAATTGATATACACTGATGCTGAGTTGTGGAGAATGTTAGACGTAATACCACTACGGTATGTTGTTTCTATGATCAATGCAAAGATTGCTGGATTAAGTACATGCCCATCAGACAATAACAACCCTATTACTATAATGCGTGATTACTTAGATGACACTGATATCTCCACACCAAAGTACACAGATGCACAACTAGTTGACATGATCGTTGAGAGTAAATCTAGTCCATATGGACTTGTAATAGCTATCCTTGAGAATAACGTGGCTATTGACTCTTCTAGTCAACTTTTGTCATCTGGTGGTGAACTAGCATCACTTGATGGGATAACCTTCTCTAGCCCTTCTGAGGCGCTTACACAGAAGACCATCAACAAAGAATCTATCTCCACTGCTTACATGAACTCACCTTACTGGAAAGAAGATGTTGCAGCTTGGTATGTTGATGGTGTCAACGTAACAGAGCGAGAATGGGGGGTGAGATGGTATGCCATTTGAGAGAGAACAGCAACAGGTATTAGCCACAATTAAAAAGGCTGGTAATCTCCAGAAGGGGAGGATTAAAACATATAAAGCTGATCCTATGGGGGGTGGTACAGTGTTGGTACTGAACATTGAAACTTACTTTGCACAGGTAGCTTATAATGGGCGTGACTTTGCTGATCCCAGTTTAGCCAACGGACTCTTCAAGATTATTGTTCCTGCCATTAATGATGAGGGTGTGGCTAATAATGATCTTAAGAAATTGATAACAAATAAATCAGCAAAGTTTGTCTACCCAGATGGTCGTGAGGTTGGTGTCATTAACACCCGTATTACTATGCCAGATGGTGTTACACCAATACTGGTTAGAATGTACTTGGGAGGTTAGATGTCAATATTTATTGATCTACAGGTAAGAAGAGCACTGGCTACACATTTACTCACCATAGGTACAGCATCACCATCCGCTGAACCAAATGAGAGGATTGTTGATCTCACTCCCTATGGAGTTACTACCACAGGTAATCTGCAAATAGTTGCAGGTGAGGCGCCAACAGACATGAGTCAATCATCATCTTGGGTTGAAGCTTTCTTGGTGAAGACACCCCAATTTATAAGAACACCATCTGAAGCAGGCTTATCTCACAAGTTGTATCAATACAGTCTATGGGTGAAGACAATCAAGGATTTTGGGCTACATACAAATGAAGCCATATGTGGTGCTATTGAAGATCACTTTCCAAATAACAAGCACATAACAGTTGGTGATAATGTGCTGACTATTTTAAAAACATACCAACAACCTATAGTTGTAGCAGACAATGAGACTGGAAGGTTATTCAACAGAGTCTTTATTGATTGTGAAATCTACTATAAAAATAATAACTAGGAGCAATTAATATATGACAGCTAATGTAGTTTTTAAGGGTGACAACTCAACCATCTCTTTACTTGAAGAAGATAACGGTTGGGGAAAGCCACCTAGTGCCTATTCCGGTGCTAAATATTTTCAAAACAATGATGGTACTTTCAATTCAACTCGCAACGCTTTAGAGTCTGAAGCACGCACACCTAATTCACAATTAGCAGGTGTTCGTCTTGGCAACAACAACGTGGCAGGTTCATTCCCTGTTGAAGTTGATCCAGAGAACTATAACAAGTTGTTTGAGTCTCTACTATACAGTGAATTCACCCTTACTGGTACAGAACAAGTATTGACTGGTGTATCTGTTACTGGTACTTTGTACTCTGTAACCATCCCATTGACGACTGTGGAACAAACAGCATTGGATGCCAAGGTTGGTAACATCTACCGTCTGTCAGATATCTCCGCAACTGCTGTGCAGGGCTTAATTGGTGTTGTGGTGTTAACAGGCATCACAGGTACAACTGCAACATTTATGTCACCACTTCAGAAGTTGGCTACACTAGAAGCAACTCCAACAGACATTACCATCTCTCCAGTATCAACACTCCGTCCTGCTAAGAAATTAAAGTCTTTCAACGCAGAGGAAATCCTGTTTGCTGAGGATGGGACTACTGTTGCACGATTCATGACTGCTGGTGCTGTGGTTACAGGTACTTCATTTGACTTACCTTCAGAGGGTACAGTGAAATCAACCTTCTCGATGATTGGGGCTGGTAAACGGGCA